AAGTAAAGTCTGCACCTGGGCCACACACTACTGGTCTTGCAGTAGACATTGCTGTTCAGGGTGCTGAGGCACATCGTGTGTTAACACTAGCCCTACAGCTAGGGTTCACAGGTATTGGTGTGCAACAGAAAGGTGGAGGTAGATTTATTCATCTAGATATGGTTAAGTCGAGTTTACGGCCTACTGTTTGGAGTTACTAAAAGAAAAGGCCCCGAAAGGGGCCTTATTTATTCCATGTTCATTTTTGTAAATGGTCCGCCAGTATAGACGTCATACTTAGCGGCTATCTTAACTGCTTCTAGTGGATCTTTACCTGCTGCCATTGCCGCTTGTGCATACGCCATGCCGGAACCAATGGAGAAGTGTGGATCACAGATATCGGTAAAACTATGTACGGAACTCCCATGCATAATTTTACCTCTGTCTGTTAGTACAAGCATCTCTACGCCTTGTACCCTAGGTGGTTTCTGAGATGGATCGTATAACCAATTCATTACACGACCAATTGTGTCAGCACCGCCTGCAAAGCCGATGTAGGCTTTCTTGCAGTTAAATACATCAGGATGCGGGACAACATAAATCTTAGTTGCCCCAGTTAGCTTAAGTCCAGTCTGGTGGGTGAACATTCTGTCACCCGCCATCATGTGCTTATTTACAGCGATTGTTGTCAATCAGACTCCGCATGAACCACCATGCCCAGTCAATTCACAGACATCGTGCTCTTCAAATACTGTTCCTCGGTTTTGGATAGCGTCTTCATAGGCACATTCTGTGATTGGTTGACCTCCTCGACTGCCGTCAGGGTAGCAGGTAAATCCACGTAGCCGTGGGGCGTATTTACTGAGAGTCTCAGCGAATTTGCCCACGGAGGATTCGTTATTTCCTTTCGATCCCCAAGAAGGTAGGTTAATAGTGGATGAGATTGACATGTCAACGTAATCTTGTACGTCGGCTTGGAACTTGATTCTTTGTTCATAATTATGACTTAGTTTATATGCTGTGTCAATAGTCTCTGGCCTTAGCCCATAGTCTTTGATGAGTCGGTCTGCTGTTGCATCGACGACATACATGTATTTCCACTTCGTGCCTTCCGTGAGGAAACGCCGTTTGTAAGCGACTGCAAAGAGTGGCTCAATACCAGTTGTAGTTGACGCAAGAATACCAATCGTTCCCGTCGGGGCAATTGCTCGATATGCGATAGGGCGACTGATGTAGAAGCGGTCGCAGTGTTCATCAGCGGCTCGTTTGGATTCGTCCCTGTATACTTGTAGCCAATCATGTAGTTCCTTTGTTACTTCGTATTGTTGTCCGCGTTGGAGGAGCCATTCATGGATGCCCATAAGTCCCAACCCGAGTCGTCGGTTCTTTTCCCGAACTTTATATACTTTTTCGTATGGGAGGTCTGCGCGAAGCGTACCGCACACAAGGAATTTGCTTGCCAACTGCACGACAGATTTGAAGGTTTCCAAATTTGGGATATTACCCATGTTAATTGAGCCAAGGTTACATACGTCAGAGTCATCCTCAGACGTAACCTCTGTACAAGCGTTGCGAAGCGTTTCATTTTGCTTATCTCCAAAGTTAAAGCTAAAGCCCGGTTCACCAGTCTGCATAGCCTGACGAACGTTCTGTAGGAACACTGGGTTATTCACTAGATTACCAGCAGCGTCATCATAGTTAACGCTGATGTTGGTCATGTCCAGCGGAGCGCTAGCATTAAAGTCTTTCTCTTTAGCTGCCCTTACTTCATCTGTCCAATTCTTTGCTCCAAGGAACAAAGGAATGTCTTCATGTTGCCAATTGAGGCTAGCGTAGATTGCTGATCGGCGTGAACCTCCCTGCATAACGTTTCGTCCGATTTCGTTAATGGCATACATGAGAGGGAGAGGACCACTAGCGACGCCACCAGTACGTGATAGAGGCTTTCCAGCTGCTCGAAGTCGGCTGTAGTCAATGCCAATACCTCCACCAGTCATTAGACAAGACATAGCCCGCCATGTTACGTTACTCCACTCTTCTCGTGTGTCTTCTTCAGCTCGGAGGAGATAACAATTGTTGTAGGCTTTGTACGGGCGGCCTGCGTAATAAAGATAGCGTCCTCCAGGGATAAACCGCATTTCTTTAATATGCTCCGCAAGTTCTCGACGGTCACCGTCTGACATGATGGATTGAGTTGTACCCCATCGACTACCACAGACATCCTCAACAACGCGGTCTGCAAGGGCGTCCCACGAGTCATTTGGTCCTTGTGCATACTTATTCCTAAAAATGGTTTCAGCAAATTCTGTCTTGAAGCGTTTAACTTGCATTAATTGAGTTCCTCATAATCATCGGGTTTGTCATCAAACTTTTTAATTTCTTCAATAGCTTCCCGTTCTTGCTGAACTCGCAGCCGGTACTTAACGCTCTTTGAATGATTCTTAGAGAGGGCAGAATCATCTGCCTTCTCATTCTTCTTACTCGGGTAGTTCTTGTCGGAGGTAGGCATTCTTTTCAATAATCTTATCTAGGAATTTATCTACGATTTCGTTGGAAGTAATCTCTAGCAGTTCTAGTAGAAGCAACTCGTCTAAGCTACGTAGCCGTTCAATTAACTCAGAATGACTCATCGGTCATCGCCGGTCCCCACAATAAGATTACGCAGCTTACGTGAGTCTAGTTTCTCGATGTTACCCTTAGCAACTTCTTCCAGCGTCCAGTCATTGTCACCAGCAATCTGGCTTACGTACCATAGGATATCACCCAGTTCCTTGAACAGCTTGGTTGCTGCGATATCAGGGCCGTAGTCACCACGCAGTAGGCGTTTGAAGATAGCTGCTACTTCACCGGACTCTTCCAGCAGACCCATGATACGCTCTTCAGGAGGTGCTGTAGGGATACGGAAATCAGCTGCCTTGCTTTGGTACTCATTCAACGACATATCATTATTTTGCATTTTTAGCCTCTTCTACTTCAATAAACTTTTCTAAGAAATGAATGGCTTTGCGAATGTCGTCTAGGCCACCTTTGTCACGCCACCGTGAAATATACTTTAGAGCAGTACCATCTAGATAACCCAGATTCCAAGCAGTGATTACATCCCAAGGCTGGAGGTTACCATACTTCTTGTAATGGTCACCAGCGATCTGTACATCATTTGCTTTCATGTTGTGGCTTGGCCACATGTCTTTAATGTCATGCTCATTTACCATAACGCTTCTCCAAATAACTAAGAGATACAGGCATCATATCGAACTCACCGTCGTTAACCTCATGTAGCATGAGACAACCACGCCAATGCTTATTACCTTGTGGACCCATGTAGTCCTCATCGTGCTCATAACAAGAACCAGCAATAATGCTAGTTAATCGTTTGCCATCAGCACGATGTCCTGTGGCTACTTGGAATCCTTGTTGGTGCCCGGCAATGCATGACATATGCTTTTTACTGAGTTGGGCAGCCGCACTAGTGCTAGGTCGGCCAAGTACGCCGGAGGTAAAGTAATGGCTGTAAGCGATACCATCAATAACAACAACATCAAGGAACTTATGGACTTCCCAACCGTACTGAGCATACTTTAGGTCTTCAATGGAGAGGACTCCATCGAGCTTGGGGTCGTTGTTTGTCGCCTTGACAATACGTTGTTCATGGTTACCAAGAGTGAGTACAAGTCGCGGCGTGTAGCGTTCTCTATGACCCTTTCTAGCTTTTTCGTTATACTCGTGGAGAGGGCCAAGGAGGTTGTCCATGCCTCGGCGTGCGGCTTCAATGTCAAGTCGATATCGGCGTCCTTCGAAAGCCCTAGTTCCGACATCGTAGCTTGATAGGCTAGGCATATCTGCAAAATCGCCAATGCAGACGACAACTTCGGGTCGTTTGTCCACAATGTATTGCCCGATGCGTCTAAGATAGGTGGTGTCATGTTCTGGCTTTACTTGTACGTCGGGGATAATAAAATGCTTAATCGTCAAACTCCGTATGGGTTTCTTCTTGCATATGCACCTGATAGCCTGTGTTAGCTAAGAAGTTGATTGCGAATGTTAGTAGCTCTTTAGCTTCGTCAGCGGATAGTTTTTGTGTGAACTGTACTGAACCGTCTTCGTTGAATACTGGAATGTCGATGATTTGCATTATTTTCCTTTTAGCAAACTAATAAAGTGATCTAAACTTACGATTGCCAAAGGAATCCTGCGATCCATCTTCACAACAACTAGGGGCTCGTGACTACCATGCTGCTCGGCTTGTTCGTAATATGTATGAATTTGAGACTTAGCTTTTGACTTACACTCAATGTTGTACGGAATCAGTTTCCGTGCTGCTGGACTGAGTTGAAGGTCTTCACCCCCAGCACCCATAGACGTACTACGTACATCATCGGGTTCAAGGGTTGGGAATGTTTCTAGTAGCTTGTCTCGTACATACTTCTGAAAGTTTCTGCCTTTTTGCTTTGCACTAGCGGGCGTCATAGGGTTCTCCATTTCTTGTTTTAGCTCTTCCTTTTTGTATCATATCTTGTACATTATCATTGTTTGTTCCGACAAACAGATGTGCTGGATTAACACACCAAGGATTATCACATGTATGAAGAACTAGTTTCCCTTTAGGAATACTACCATGAAACAAGTAGTAAGACACTTGGTGGGCTCTTGTCAAACCAAGCTCGCAGCAGTGACGGCTTCCGGCTACTTGTGGATACCCATCTTTGTCACCTGCTGTGCGAAATTGCCAGCAGTCGTTGTCATAATACCCGCTGTGTTTTATAACTCTTTGCTCAAAATAATCAAGCAAAGATTTAGCATGTCGAAATTTATTTAGCGGTCTAAGATGCTTACCAGTATATTCTTTTTTAGGACGAGACTCTCGTCTCCAAGATGCTTTAGCTGATGCTGGTGTCACTCAAAATATTCCTCCAGTTGTCGTTAGGCTTGCGCCAGATATAGATACATTGGGCATTCATGTCTAGTTCTTCTTCACAAGAGTATCTAGCCAGAGCTTCTTCATATCGTTGTTGATTGGTTTCACATCCGTATAGAATGCCGGCCGCTTTCTTAGCTCCGATTCCGACAATACCTTTGATGTTATCTGTGTTGTCGCCAGTAAGTAACTGGTGAAAGAACCAATAATCAGCTTCTTCAGTCGATACATCATAGTATTGCGTTTCCCTAACAATTTCACCAAGACGAACTAATGGCCAATTGTAGTGTTTACCTTTGCTTTGATTTAAGTCTTTGTCTAGATGACATAGGATGGAT